ATGTCTTTATCTTTACTTCCAGCATTTAAACAATATTTGAGAAACCGCTGTATTCCTGAAACTAAAATACACATTAAACTTTCAACGCAAGAAAATCACTATAACGGAGTTAAGAGAATTTTAAGAAATTGCCAACCGCTAACAGAAGAAACTTTTACAGAATACATAAATCAAAGATCGACAATTTCTAAAAATGAAAAATCAGTTAATCAGATTATTCTCACTGGTAGAGTTTATTATCAGTTTTTAGAAAGTAGAAAAAAGCATATCGGTTTTGAATGGCTGCGAGATTATCCCCTATTAATAGAAATTTATAAACCTGAAAAAGAGACTATGAGCGATCAAGAAATTGAAGCGTTTCTTGCTCTGCCACCTTCAAGACCACAGACTAATGTATTGCGTTATAGGAAGTGGACCATGTTTTTTAAAATCCTTGCATTTTCCGGTATGCGTCCTTGTGAAGTTGCATCGATGACGGTTGATCGGGTTGATTTTGGCCGTGAGCTTTTTATTTTGCCTCAAGAGATGACAAAAACACATAAAACTAGATACGTTCCAATTGCGCCGAATATTTCTAAGGAGCTACAAGACTATGTTAAAAATCTTAACAGTGACTACTTGTTTCCTGGTGAAAGTAAAGGTGACAGAAAAATAGTAAATGATGTCAATTGGTCTTACAATTTTAGGCACCGAATTAAGAGACTAGGGATAAAAAGAAAAAGGCTTACTTGCTATAGCTTACGTCACTCAATGGGTACACGTTTGACTGAAGAAGATGTTGCTATTAGTAAAATTATGAAGTTGCTAGGACACACCAATATCAACACTACTTTAATCTATACTCACTTAACCCAAAAGGACATAAAGGAAGCTATTAGAAAGCACCCCCTTATAAAGAGATATTCAAATCCCGAATATGTACTGCAATCTATGTCTGAATCATTTAGGTCTTTTCATATAGAAAATGACACTAGGTTCGATTTTCGACTAAACATGACACAAGACTGCTTGGATTTAAAAGTTAAGATAATTCACTAAGCAAAATATTTTTTAGCACATTTTTTACAAATCCTATCTAAAAAAATTGTATTTAGTATCTTGGTTAAAAATGTCCCGACGCACCAAGGACAATATGTAATTTTAAACATGATCACAATATATCATTTTATTTCAAACTGACTAGTGAGATATGAGCTTCCAATCGTACCCAAAAGACAAACACCCTTCGGCTAAATGCGTTGCATAAGAATGGACCGGTGTAAATAACGTGACGCCATTAATATGAAGATAAATTAATTGCTGCCAATCATGTTCACCATAATTGAATAGTTCTTGATGTTCCATAAAAAATGACTTTGTTATTGCAAAAGTATGGGTACCAGTCATGGCTCTGCGCCACAATTCTTTATTAAATACCTCAATGTGATGGCAAATGTTACCCTCATAATGTCCAGGGTGGTCGTATGGTGAAGCTAATCCAAAATGCTTCGTTGCCGCGTTTAATTTAACAAGTAATGTTTTATCTGGTCGCCATAAATAATCATCCTCAAGAAAAAATATCACATTCCCTTTAGCCATTTTTCTAGCCACTTCATACATATTGGCAATGGTTTCTTTTTTAGTTGAAAAATTTGTTTCAATTATTTGGTCAGCGTATGGACCAACAATTTTGCGATATTCTCTAGGACACTTATCTAAAATATAAATATTTTGTGCATTGTAGCAGCCGGCTAGTAAATATGATTTTAGACACACTTTAAATAAGGAAAGTTTATCTTTAAACCAGCCCTGAACAGTGGTATTGCTTAGCTTTGGGCTCACTCTAATAATTGAGGTTGTCATTTCAATTGTTTTCTAAAGCTTATTTTCTAGCTAATCTTTTTTTGTAAGATTGCTTGCTCATTCGAGTGGCAGATCCACTTTCCCAAACTAAAATATCATTGTTAAACTGTGGACCACTTGCTAGAGCAACACCTACAATTGCTAATTCAGGTATATCAACTTGTTCATCCTCTAACCCAGATTTAAATTGAAAGTTATTGGGGTATTCAACACCTCTAAAAATAACAGACAAAGCGAAGACATGAAAAAATTCCTCTTCAGCAGACTTACCGATTCTTTTTTCCGGTTCTTGTATTGATACCATTTTGGCTTTCCAGCTGTTGGGCAGCTTGTTCGCTTCTTAATAAATTAATTAGCTGCCAATAAATATCCACTTCGGTATCGGTAAACTTACCTTTCTTTTCACTCAAGATAGCTAGAGTCTCCCTTTGCACTTGTGTTAATTTTTCCATATTTATATTTGTGGCTTGTTGCCCCTATCCTCATCGTTATCTCTTTTTGCGAAGTAGGCCCCAACAATTAACATAGCGACTTGCATGTATTGTTCGGCGGTAATTTTCCCCAAAAACAAACCAATAGAAATAGTTATTACTATAATAGTGGCCGCTATTGATCTAGTAGATTTCAAGAAGTTAAACATTTTTTCCTTTCAATTTGTTATAAATCAATTTGTTATAAATTTTTGAGATACTATCAATAATCGAGCTTGATTGATCTGGAGTATTAACAGTTTGAGCGGCCGTCACTTGATTAATAACTTTATTTTCAGTTTTAAGATTATCCACTGAGTTTTGCAGTCTGTCTAAATAATTTAGGATTTTTTCGACATCTACTTCTTTGATACGTTGAATTGATTTTTCTATTTCTTCAACTTTATCCGAATGCTGATTTGTAAGTTCATCGATTTTTGTATTTGCCTTTATTAAATTATCTTCGACAGTTAGCAGGCCCTCAATTGCTCCTAATATTTTTGCCTGCGTTATTGGCTGATCTATTTTTAATAATTCAGCTGTTTTTTTAAAGAAATCATTTAGTTCTTTATTTTCTCGTTTTATTTCAGTTTCCCATTGTTGATAGTCTGATTTTTTGATGTAGTCAGCTTGTATACTTTGCTTTAACTGAGTCAATTCCCTGCGAGCAGAACCCAAGTGACCACTATCTGGTTTATCCTCAGCTCCCCATGTGGAACCTAGATTTTCTTGAATTTTGTCATCAAGTTCTTTGAGATTATTAACTTTGTATTTAGTTAGTAAGTCAGTTTGGCCTTGGTTTTGATTGCTGACTGGTGCTGACTGAGATTGTTTTCTTTTTATAATCAAAACTGAATTGATTGGGTTGTTATCAAGGCTACAATCTTTCCATGCCTTCTCAAACTCACTCTTAGTAAAAAAGTGATGATCGCCGTCTTGTCTTAGTGAACCTTTAAAATTTGGGTCATTAACAAAATAGCCATCATCCCTATACCCAACCACATCAAAGAAATGTCCGCCTTTAAAATTTTTATCTTGAGTACTGTTAAGGCTGCCATAGTGGACCAAAGCAATTACTGGAATATCCTGATTAATATAATTTTTTAAATCATCCACTGAAATATTCTTTTTAAACTCTGACTCATAGCCTAAATTGATAATGGCGTTCTGCATTTTGGCGATACTTATTAGTCCGCCATCTGCTCCAGTTTTAGCAAACACTTGGTCAGTAGTAACATTTAATCCATAATAATTAAGAATCATAGCTATGCTAGCTGGACCGCAATCATTATTTGAAGCTTTGGCGTCATCATCCCATTGGCTTTTGTATCTAACCTGTAAATTTTTTTCCATAACCTACTCCTTTTTTGGTATAGGTAACATAAAATATTTGAGCATTGTGTTTTGACCTTGTTCTAATCGACTTAGCTGATCTTTTACATTTTCAATATCTTTGTCCTGTCCTGAGTCTCTTAAAGTTTGGGTATCTTTACGAACAAAATCATCTTCATTAGCCTTTGCTGTGCTAGAAAAGGCAGTGAGATCAAAAATACTAGCGACAATCCAAATGCAAAGAGCAATCGCCAAAGTAATGAGATGGGGAAGTATATTTTCCAGAAAGTATGAGTAGGCAGTTGGTTGTTTTTCACTCATTTTGTCTTTCAAATTATTAAATAAAGGTCAAGATTCCAGCTGGTGCTGGGCTAAATTCAAACTGAATATATGCAACTGTTCTAAATGGTGGCTGATTGCTTGCACTGTCTGCGGTAGTATCAGCTGGATCATAATTAGCAGTGGCATTACTTACGCTTGTGGTCGTATGACCGGTGTATTGGTCATAAACCGAACCGCTGCCGGTGTTGTGGTTCGTTGTGACATGGTTGCCAGTGCTACCAGTGTGAGTATGGGCACTAGGTGAAGTGTGCGAGTGAGATTGCGCGGCGTGAGTATGTGTGTTTGATCCGCCGGTATTACCTAACTCACTAGATGAATTAGCGATTTTAATAAATTTGTCTCGTAAGTCTGGGGTTCCCTTATTACCATCACACAAGTTCCAACCAAGTGGGATTTTTGATAATTCACCAAGCCAAAGAGCAATTGAACCCTTCGGCAACTTGGGCGAACCAGAAATATTTTTAATAGCCATCAGTTTTTTATATGCTGGTTCAACTGTTTCAGCGGTGGTTAATGATCCGACGAAAGAATTGATTGCTTGTGTAGCATCCCCGAGAATTACATCATGGGTATGATCTTTATATGCACTAGCGGCGGTTCCACTACCCCCACGCCAACAATAGCCTTGGGCTGCACCTGATGCGGCGGCTACGTGACTATGAGCTTGAGCCGTATGGGAATGATCAATGTTGTGAACATTTGTTAAACTACCGCCTGTATCGCCAGCGTCAGCGTTAGCACTAGCACCTTTTAAATATTTATTTCTTAAATCTGGGGTGGTTCCAGAACCGTCATGAATACCAAAGCCATCGGGTGCGCTGCTTTCATTCCATAAGACACTTACACTGTTAGGAATATAGTTATTGCCGAGTGATTTAATAAAAATAACTGCATGAAAAGGTGGATCATTTGAAACTGATCCATAAGTAACAGCGTCATCGGTTGTAGTGCCAGCACTGCGGCTGCCAGAAGTACCAGTGTGATAATGTTCACACGCCATAATGTGATTGGCACCATTATCAGTGCCGTCAGTGCTACCACCACCGGCAACATCGCTTAAAGTATAAGTGTGTGCGTGATCGCCTAATATGTGTGAGTGAGTTGGCGAAGTATGTGAGTGGATTGCGGCTCCACCGGTTACGTTTGGATCAACGGCGTTAGCTGTAGCCTTAGGATACTTGTCATCGAGAGTAGTTTCCCGAGAAAATCCGGCAGGAATACTTGAGTGCGCACCGGTCCAAATGAGGATTATGTCTTTGGCGACTGACATCCCGAAAGCTCCTTTTCGATAACCATAGATAACCGGTATTGTTTATCTGGTACTAATGCGGCGGCTTTTTTCATGGCGCATCTTTCAGTGGGACAAATAACTTGCAGTTCAACATAATTTTTTAAATTGCCGCTAGGTTCTCGCTCGTCATAGGCCTGAATAACGAAAACAAAATATGTCTTCATAAAGTCCTTTCTAGGTACTTTGTAAATAGAGTGCACCCTGATAAGTTGCCGCACCTGTTTTACGAATGATGATCGATGTTTTTTTGTTGGCAGCTGTAGCTAAAGTGGGCACAACGTCATAATCCCAAGTAATACCAGAAAACCAGGTTAAAGTATCATTACCACTGGCACTTTGGACAAAATCTAATAAGAGAAAATCACCCACTTCCATATTTGTTGGCGCGGCGATGGTTGGATCACCAGCTAGTACAACTAATTGCTGGCTACCGTTGGTATAGTCAATATTGATGGTTGATGCGTAAGTGACCGTATAGATAGGAGTAGGTGTTTTGATAAAAACTCTAGCCGCTACGTTAGCGATGTTTGCGTTAACAATAGAACTTGCACCGTTAGCAACAGTTACGTTGGCCAATCTAATAAATGGATTATTGGCACCAACTGCCGTTTGAATAACTGCATCAGATGGGGCGACTGGGGAAGGCGCGGGAGTACCAGCAACAACTAAGAGTTTGGCAACGTCGTTACCCTCTCCGGTTGAATTTGGAGTGGCAGCAAGATCAATATATAAAACTACAGCGTCGATACGCCCATTGCCTGAGCTATTGGGACCAATCGCTTTGGCTGATACTGCGTCGCTATTAACTGGATAACAATTGCCAATAGCAGATTTAATGTAAGCTCGACCAATGGCCACATCAACATTAAGGGAAGGTACCGCTTGTTCTTCAACTAAAAAATCTGATGAGGGTAAAAAGACACCGGATTTTCTAACTAAATCGGTTGGTAATTGTAAAACTGATGTTTCGGGGTGATTTGTTACACCTGTTCGTTGTGTGTAGATTGCCATATCCAATTGTATAGAAGGCAATTGGATTTCTTATATATTTTTACCTATACAACCTTGCGGTAAGTGATGAGAATAACTGAACCGCCAGCTGGTGCCACGGCAAAAGTGATAGTGCCGGCGGTAGTGCTTGTTTCAGTGTAGTCAGTAGTTGGTTTTAGTAATGAACCGTTTTTATAAACCATGGTTGAGGCAGCTTTATATTTATTTGCTAAAGTAAAAAGCTGATTTGAACCGTTAATAGTTCCGCTAGGAATTTCATTAATAATTAAACTATCAAGTGAGTCACCCCCACCGGTACGCTCTAACACTCCTAGGCGTCTTTCTATTGATTTAATTAAATCTAAAAATGTTTCTGGCATATTAAACAAGGCTTAAAGTTACTTGGCTACTACCACCCTCAACATATATAGTTCGTTTTTTAATTCTAAGTAAATCATCCAAACCAATACTATCGACTCTAACTCGAACTGTGTCGCCTACTGAATAATCAAGAATATCTGGAGTGTTGTCTAAGTGAGTCAGTGAAAATGAGCTAACAGGTTCTTTATTATCAGTTAGAAATTGATCGCCTCTATCTTGCAGCGTAGTGGCTTGACTAACATCTTTCTCACTCAATACATCTTCTTGTAAATACCAGTTGGGCATAACGCTGGTGTCTTCGCGTTTTTCGTAAATTTGAGAATCACCAAAGCCAACACCTAGAACATATACTCGATTTGTGAGTTTGCCAGCTAGGGGTTCATCGCTAGTAAATGAAATAATATTAAAATCATCAAAGACAATATTAGGCCGACTAGTTCCTTTTGCTGGATAATAGATATTGAACACCTTGGAAGTATCAATGTCACAATCGTAACCGTCTTTGACTTTTTCGTTACTCATACCAACAATTACATCTCTAACGTTATCAAAGCGAAGTGTGCGGTCACGGTCCTTAGTAGTTGGATGAGATCCTCTTGTAATTCCAAGATCACCAAAACCACTAGCATCATTTTGACTTTCATCAATTAAAGTCCAGGCAATATCGGCGCTGTCTTCACTAGTGAAAGCTCTAAGTGCAGCGGTTCTTCTTTTAGCTAAGAAAGCTAGATAATCACCAATAGGTAAAGTAAGACTAGTAGCCCCTACCTTGCCCCCTCTTGTTTGTCTGTTCATTACTACACCGTTAAAAATTAGCGTTGAGTCTTTATAAATTTTTGCCAACCTCGTTCCACTGCCTAGCATTGTGTCAGGAGTTGTCTTTAGAGCAGTTAAATAATTTTCGAGAGCTTTGTAGCTAATGTTAATAGTGCCGTCCATACCCTTATTTAAATCTTCGGTTAAAGTAAAGGAATCAAAGGGAATGGACCATTGAAGAGTTTCGCCAATATTAAACAATTTTATTTCAAACATATTTAGATCCCGCTATAAGCATCGTGATAAGTAAAATCACTATGAGCAAGTTGGGACGTGCTAGCAGTTACCATTTTAAGCAAGTTGGTACCTGGAACTAGCCACCACCACGTACCGGTTATTTGATGCAAAACGTTTGTAGTGCCACCCAATAAAGCAGTTCGATTGTAGAAATCAAAATCAATATAATTAGTTGATAAAACTAGATTGGTCGTACAGCTAAGAGTTTCGCCAGTAGTTTGATTGACTAAATCAAAGCCATTCATGGGACCGTACACTCTGACGATCGGGTATGAATCAACATTGCCATCATTAACCAATGACTTAATTTGTGTACCAGTTTGAACGCTCATATCCATGGGGATAGCCATAGGTATAGCCATGCCACCACCATTAAAAATATAAATTGTTTCAGTTTTATCTGGACCATTAAAATATTCGCGCTCAGAAATACATTGAATTTGTATATTAGACTTTGTTAATGTGTCTTGATCGATGTCCGAATTTACAGCACTAACAACGGCGTTGATATATCGCTCACTATCATCGGATAGAATAAACCTGAATTGCTTAGTTTGAACTAATGACTTATCACTTTTTAGAGCAAAGAGAGCTAAAAAACTATCCCGCTGCGTTACTAAATCCGGAATGGTGTCGCCTACTACCGCCCAATCCATAGAAAAGCCGAAATTACGATAAAAGGGAGTCGATAGTGCTACCCCACTCCTACCCCCGCGCGCGTAGCTGGAAACATCAATACTGGCTTGAGTTGAGCCTTTAATAGCCTGTAAAAAGCGTTTATCGTTGGTGATTGGGGCACCATCCACATACACTTCTTTAATCATTAGTACCTTCCACTATTATTAAATGCGTAAGCTAATCGCTGACTTAATAAGTTGATATCAGTTTCACTATTTACGGTGACGCCACCTAGGTTAATTGTTGGACCAGCTGAATTGTTGTATACGTTACTTGGCACAGACTGACGACCAGCCATCATATCTTTAGACATAACAAACTCGCCGGCGTGTAATACTGCTGGACCAGTTGAAGGAACCCAACCACCATTTTCATACCATTTCATTTTTGGAACGCTAACTTTTTGACCCATAAAATCTTTTTCTTCTTGTTCGAGGTGAAGTGACGGAATGTGAATATTAGTTAAAATACTAACGATGCTATCAGCCAATCCTTTGAATAGATTTTTAACGTTTTCAATTTGTTGATTAATGAAATCTTTAATTTTGGTGAACCAACTAACGGCCGAATCAAAGTAACCCTTCCACGAACCTTCCCATTGATCCTTAATAAATAATAATCCGGCGTTGATTAAATTTTTAACAAAGGCCATTCCAACCGATATATTGGCTTTTAATTGTTCCCAGATTTGCATAACATACGGTCCAATGTAGCCCCAAACAAATTCAAATACAGCTTGGATCATGGCTAGCTGCATCTGTACTTCGGCAAACATTGACATCAAAACAAATTGAACCAGGGTAACTAACAAGTTACCGATGTATGAAACCACATTGTAAATACCGTTAAAAATAAATGAAAAGAAATCAAAAATAGCTTGTAGTGGCGGTTGAATAGTTAACCAAATATTTGTAACTGCACTAGTAATTGATGCAACAGCTTGATTAAAAACATTAGTTACATTTTGCCAAAGGTTTGTAAAAAATATTCCTATGCTTTCCCAATTGCTGGATATCATTGATGCTGCGAAAACCAATGCTCCAGCTAAAAGACCACCCGCAGCGATCAACGCTCCAACAGCGCCGATGGTAGCAATCAAAGATCCTACTAAAAGAACGCCAAAAGTAACTGCTAATATTATTAGGGTTCTGCTAATTGCAATTATGAGATCTTGGTTTTGTTGCAAAAAAGTATTTAATGAAAGCAACGCTTGATTAACTTGATCTAAATTACCACCAGATCCCATTATGGCTGCTACTAAACCCTGTCCTAGGGTTTCTCTTAAATCACCAATATTATTTTTCATAATTGTGATTTGACCAGAAAATGTTTTTGATGATGACAGCGCCGAACCACCAAACTCAGTGGCTAATTCTTTTAGAATTAATTTTTGTGCGTCCATTACTTTACCAGATTCAACTAAAGTTTTAATGGTGTTCTGTTGTTCTTCATTGAAATTAACACCAACTTTTCTCAGGGCAGACACGCCTATAATTGGATCTTGTAAAGCTTTACCCAATTGAATCGATGAGGATTTTAAATCCTGACCTAGAGCTTGGGACATGTCTAGAACTGTTTGGGTAGCTGTAGGAAAAACATCTTTACTAATATTAGTAAAGGTTAGCAACAAGCTTTGTGCTCCAGTAATAGCTTCATCATCAAATTTTGATTGTTGTTGTAGCGCAGTGGATAATTTTAAAACCTCTTCTGCTGTTACCCCAGCCACTCCTTTTGTTGAATCCAACACTGCATTTAATTGAGCCGTAGCATTTTCACTTTCTTCAAATGCTGAAATAGAAGAATAAATCACTCCAGAGACCGTGGCAAAAGCAGCGGTTAGGGGAACCACCGCATCTTCGGCCAAGTCTTTCATTGACTTAGTTTGTTTTTCTACCTCATCAGAAACGCTCCTTAGAACCTTACTGGCCTCATCTCTGGCTTTAAGAATAATCTCAAGAGTACGGTTATCCATATTGATTTTTTTGTGGTATATAATAACTAAAGTATTGTACTGAGCATATTAAGTATTCTTATATAAATTTATGAAAAATAGAAAATGTGACAATTGTGACCATTACAAAGTTGGAAGCAATCATGAGGTTATGTTAATTTCTGCTGCTATTTTTATTTTGTTTGGGGTTATGCTTATTCCATTTTTTGTCGGCATCCCATTGCTAGCCGTTGGATTAGGTTTTTTAGCTGTTGATTTTTTTAAGCTTGTCCCAATTGAATGTCTTCATTGTAGAAAAAGATTTACTAGAGAAGAATACAAGCTGTTAGAAAAACAAAAGTAATTATTTTTTAATTTTTAGTTTAGCTTGTTCTGCCTTAGCTTTTCCCTCTAAATAGGCCAGTTGTTTATAAACCCAAATCATGGGTTGTTTTTCAAGTTCTGTGTAAGTAATACCTAAGGCATCACAGATATAGTTTTCAATTAACTCATCTGGTATTGGAGAACCCGAGTGAAATGATTTAAACGTCTCGGCGACTATTAAGTCGCTTGCGATTTTGGGAGTAAAGACGAATTTCTAATCTGATTAATTGCATCCATTATCTCAGTTCCATCTAAAGCCGGAATGTCACCAATTGCTTTAGCTGGATTTGCTAGTTCGACACCTTGAGGATCAACCAATTTTATCAAAGCAATATCCAAGGCTTTTTGATCTGCTGCCAGCATGGTATCGCCACTCATGCTTGCTTGTTTATCGTTTTGATCCAGCCTTACCCCAGAAGTAATTATGGTTTTAATTTGAGAATGTTCTTGAAAAGTTAAACTATTTTTTATCGTGGCAACATATTTGTTGCTGGTAGTAATGTCTCGAGTCTGCATAAGAGCCCCCTATATTTTGTTACTGAACTAGTATAGAGAGGTTAAAACGATTTCTTATATATTTTTGGTGGTAGTAATACTGGCTGCTGCTGGTTAAGTGCCACCAGTAATTGCGGCCGAGTACCAGTAGCTGCCAGCTGGTGGCCAACATTGGCCAATGCTTTACAAGTGGCTGTAAAGTTTGTAGACTATATATGATCGCTGGTCGATCAGGGATTTCCGCAAGGAATCGCAAATAGGTCTGTTAAGCAGACCTTATTTGTTTTTAGACGAGTTTTTTTCCAACACCAATGACAGTGCCATAACCATTTTTATGGTACTTGGATTGAATTTTAGAAATTAAAATTTTTGTATAGTTTTCCACCAAGTCTTTATTTATAACTTTATAAGTTTTTAAAACATCCAGCTTTGATGGCAATGATAATGAATCGGCTAATTGCAAGCCAGCAATTCCCAATTTCTTATCTTTGACTTTAATTTTTTTTGAAGTTAATTTATTTTGAATGGCCGAAGCTGGAATGTAATAAGTGCCAATAGTGTAAAACCTTGTATATTCTTGTTGTAGTAATCTGTCTTCTTTTTTACCCCTCGCCTCAATCATCACGTCACCAGTTGATTTATTTGGCTGTAAATATTTGACATATCTTTCTAACAAAAGGTCAATTGAATAATGGTATGGGTTCATTGATGCAGCACCATACTTTTCTTTATGAGCCGCTTTGTCCACCACAATAGTTATGATTTTAAATGGCAATCCATCAATTAGCGATTCAAGTGCTTTAGTGTATCTAGTTTTAAAATCTGCATCATTCAATTTAATAAATAGGCCTTCTTTTTTACAAATTTCATCCCTGTGCAAAATGGGTAACGTATCCGGATCATCAGTAAATAATCTTCTAATATTCAACATTTCAGGTTGCAAAATATTTTCATTATCTTGATCCTCAACAATGATGCCTGTTAATGATAGGTACCTTTCTTTAAAATTTTGTTCGTTTAGTGGTTTAGATGAATAGCCCAACGCGCCCGATTCATCGATATACAGTCGATATTTCATAAAAAAGCCCTCTCCCACTTGCTGATTACCACATCAGCAAGCAAGAAAAGGCTTTATTTTATTATTGTGGTAATCTTCAGTGGGTCAATCGCAATAAAATGCAACTGAGAAAATTAAATTGAAGAGTACCACCGCTTAGGGGGCTATGGCAACTATACAAACCGGATCATTTATATCTAATTTGATGCGCTTATAAAAATTAAGTTGCGTAACTAGTGGTTAAGTTAGTCAAGACGGCCGATATTAGTTTAGAGGTGACAGTGTCATATAAACCTTCAAACTCGACGCTTAGCATGCAAAAATCTTCAGTGATCGAATTAGTTGCAACTTTAAATATTGCTCTTGGTAATGTCAAAGCAAATTTATAGTTACTAGCTGAACCGATAGCGTCACCGGTAAAGGTTAAAACGATAGCGCGTTCAGTTTTAGCTAAGTAGTCAGCGAATAAAGTAGCGCTGTCGGTGTTTAGATATAACTCGAATTTTCCAGAAACTTCGGATGCTTTCACATACGAAAATTGTGGGGTGTAACTACCCAGAGCATATTCTAATTCAACGCCGTTTTTAAACTCCAACTCTAAGTTTTTAACTTCATTGAATGGAGTGCCGCCAATAGTAACGCCATCAGCTGCTAAACAATCGGTGAATACGAATGGTCGAATGGTGTCATAAGAAGCGCTAATTTTAGTTGCTGAAGCGTGAGTCTTAGCTTTAACTCCAAAGTTGGCCACGACTGGTTCACCTTCTTTAACAGATAGTTTCATGCTGTTTACGATACTTCCAGCAAAACGTCTGGTTATTTCACCAACTGATTGTTCAATGGTTAATGAAGGTTTGGTTTCAGCTTCGGTTAAAGTGTGCTCATAAACAATCGATTCACCAGCTTTGGCAGCTGAGTTACAACCACCGAAAAGACTTTTTAAAAAGTAACCAATGTTTACAGGAATAAAATCCATTTCAAATTCACCCTCATATTTAGCTTTACCAATGTGAGAGTGTTGATATTTTGGAAGTACAGCGCGGATGCTGCTATTTAATTGGATATCGTTATCAACTTGAATACCATCGCCAGGTTTAACTGCGATCGATTTGCTTGGTACAACTGTACCGCCCCATGAAGCTTCTTGGCCTAAACTGATTTGAGATAATACACCTGCTGACATATTTTATTCCCCTTTTTTCTTCTTACTTGGTTTTTCCATTTTTATTTCTATAAAATCTGGGTTAACAATTTCGACATCAGTTTTAATTATTTGTTCTGGCTCAATTATTCCAACACCTGCCAGATGTGTCACTGATTTTCCTATATATTTATACTGTCTCATAACTCTATTCTACTGAAACGCTATTGATTCTTTATATATTTTTACCTTAAAACTCTTTTAGACGCTTCAATGGTTAATTCAATAACTCTGACTGGAACTTCCCTATCCTGGTAAGCCCATTTTGCTTGGGTTGCCCTAGCAATATCGCAAGCACCTTCGAGAGTTGGTTTTGACTCAAGAGCATCGGTAATATCATCGAGCAATTTTAATAAAGTCGCCTCTGAAGCTCCGGTGTCATCATTGCGATTATAAATTCTAACTATGAAAGTGAAGTTTCTTTTATTTGCAGCAGTATCATACATCTGGTTTTGATGACTAATCGGTGATACTGTCACACTAGGAAAGTTTGCTAACTCCTTTTTGTCATATTCATATACGACAGCAACATCGCTGACTGCTCTTATTAGCTCGGCTATTTTTGCATTTAACGTTACGTAGCTCATATTATCCTTTTGCTAAAAATTGCATGATACTATCTAAGGCTTGAGTGATGTATTTATTAAAATCTGATTGCGATGATTCCTTCGCTTTCTTAAAGAAAAACGTCCCCTTAGTTCCAGTCTTCGCAATCTTTTTTTGTATAGCATAGGCAATATTTTCGTTGCCAAGTTTTCTTTTAGCCCAAAGTTTCAAAGGTCCTATTGGTGGCGTATGTGGTCTACTACCTTTTTCTACCGCTTCAGCATAATTTAAATTTGTACCCACTCTGGCTTCGACGTTTCCTGGGTATTCTTTCGGACCCTCTGAGTGTATTGAAGCTCTTAGTGGACCAAAGTTAATTGGCGCTTCAACCTTAGCTTTACCTTCAATAACTAACGCTGTTTTAATGAGCGCTTTGCCTAATTCCTGTATTGCATAACTGCCAGCTTTATCTAACGCCTGTTTTAATTCCTTGGCCCCTACAATTTCACCAGTTAATAAGTAGCCACTCATTAAACGACCTTCTCACCAACAATGCGTTGGTAACTTATATAAGGATTAGAAAATTTTTGGGGTACTCCCCTAACGATCCATTCGTCTGATCCGCTTTTTAGTTTGTCGCCATTTAATAGGGTCACATCTTCATAAATAAAAATGTCATATAGTTGATAAGAAGAAACTCCAGGGTAAACCGCTAGAACTTCTGGACCAGCTGGAAAAACGCCTACATCTAAGTTGGTTCTAACTGGTGTCAAAGCATAGGATTCTTTACCAGAAACTATTGTGAGTCGGTAAACATCAACGATATGTGTAAGCGTCTGGTAACCCATATTAGACAGGAGTAAGCCTGTACTTATCAAGCATAATTTGTACAAACTGTGGAATGCCGTCTTTAGTTAAATATTCGATGTTAACTGGACCAGTAGAAACCTTGCTTACCACTTTGCCAGCATCGGATTGTGATTTAAATATTTGTGAAACCCATTGAACCAGAGCGTGCTTTAAATCAGCTGGTATAGCTGTAGCGCTTGTTTTATATTTGATCTCAATATTTTGATAACCGTAATTAACTTTAGTTGATAATAGAACATATGAGCCATAATTATAAATACTGCTCGAGTCATATAAGACGCCATCAACTTTAACACTAGTGATCGAGGCAATGGGTGGGTTAGCTGGAAAAAAAGTATCAGTGCCGCCATCATGCAGCTCGGTTATTTCTGTGTTTGAAGTATTGGTCCATGTGCGATTGCAATAAGAATCAGCGAAAGCGTCAAGTGCAGTGATTAAGGCAGTGACTAGAGTTTCGCCATTAGTGGCTAAAGTAATATTTAAAAATGTTTCAATATCGGTTTTGGCTATGTATGGCATACCCAATTCTACTGAAGATAAACAGTTTTCTTATATAAAATTAGCTTACCCTTGTTTATATGAAAGACTTGATCGAGGAGTAGACATCGAAGTGCTACCATGTGATAAATCAGTGCTTGGATTAGCTAAAGCTGTTCGGCCATCAAATAAATCTGTTCTTGGAATACTTAAAGAACCTATTCCCCTAAGGCTACAACCACGATTATTATTTGCAGCGAAAATACCTGAAAGCTTTGCGGCTCTTTCTGATTGCTGATTAGCAGTGCCTTTTAATTTAGCAGACCTATTGCTTGCGGCTGATAAAACACCATTTAATTTTGCACCTCTTTCGCTATTAGCTGGAAGTGAACCTTTTAATTTAGCGCTACGTTGTGAATTAGTGGTTAAGTAACCTTTTATTTTTGCTGACCTTAACGAGTTGGTTGATTGTTTACCAATAACCTTTGATGATCTTTCATTATTAGTTTGAACTTTACCGGTAACTTTTGCGTTACGGGTGCTTTGTGTGTTTTGCTTACCGATTATTTTTGCGCTACTTTCCGAAGAGGTGGCAATTTTACCTAGTGTCTTGGCTGATATTGATGAATTTGTATTAACTTTTCCAGATAACGAAGCGCTACGCTGGCTAAAATCGGTTGATTTTCCTTGAGTCTTAGCCGATCTATCACTAGAAACGTCATCTTTGCCAGATACTTTTGCATTATGCTCGCTATTAGTATTTAGGTTTCCTTTTAGCTTAGCTGAACGTTCGGCAGTGGTATTATCCTTGCCTAGCAGCTTAGCTTGTCTATCGCTATTAGAACCACTAGCGCCAATTAGTTTGGATGAGCGCTCATTATTACTAGTTAAAAATCCAGTTACTTTAGCACTTCGACTATTTGAAGTGTTATCTTTACCAGCAATTTTGGCGCTGCGAGTATCGTTAATTAATTGTACTGCTGTGAGTTTAGCTGATCGCTCGCTAACATCTGAATTTTTACCAGTAGTTTTTGAAGAGCGCTCATTACTAACAGAGCTAACACCTTTAACACTCGCTGGTCTTTCGCTATTACTCGTTGAATATCCAGATATTTTAGCTGGTCTTTCGTTTAATGCTGAAGCTGTACCTAGTAGTTTTGCTTCTCGCTCTGAGTTGGAACCAAGAGAACCATTAATTTTAGCTGACCTACTAGAATTATCTGATTGATTACCAGAAATTTTAGCAGATCTAGAAGAGTTAGAGGTGTCGAGTCCAACTAAGCTAGCTGGTCGTTCTGAAGTAGTATTAACCTTTCCAGTTAATTTTGCTGAGCGGTTATCATTTGTGCTTGCGTTACCAGTTAGCTTAGTTGGCCTATCAGATGATGAACTAGCTTGCCCAGATATTTTAGCTGACCTTTCAGTAGAAGTGAGGATTATTCCAGTTAATTTACAGGATCTTTCACTGTCGACACTCGCGCCAGCTGTAGAGGTGGGGAAAATAGTTTCGTTTGGGAGTCCATTAAACCAATATTTTTGAGTACCGCTATCATTTGCTGTTATTTCTATGCCTTCTGTAGGGAGTCCGTTAAACCAGTTTTTCATAGGTTAGACTCCTTATGTTACAGTTGCGGTAAAATCATCAATATTAATCCAGCCAGTAGTACCGTCACAATCAATAATAAATTCCATTACACCATCGTCGGTGGCGGCTGCCGTAGTGCCTGTTAGTTGTTCAAAATCACCTTCGCTAGTATTGGTCGCAGTATCTATGACCGCATCGGCAATAATACCAATTGCATCATTTCTCTTTAGAATTAGTCTTGCTCTACTGCCGTTATAATCTGTACCATCACCCACTAATGATTCACGAATATAAACGGAAGGCGTGCAGGTTTGGCCGCTATTTACATTGACCTTAAAGCTACCAGACTCCAATTTAAAAGTGGCATTGTTTGGCGTCATTCTCATCGACGGGGCTGCGGTTCTGTACATATTTACTGCTGAATCAGTTTCAATGACTCCATATTTTTTCCATGTTTTATGTGTTCCAGTAGTTTGATCATGTTTTTGAGATTTAATAAAACTTTCAGAGGTCATTCCGCCTATATTTAATATCTCAGTACCTGCAGCTAACTTACAGTTATTTAAAATTATTTTAACTAAACTATAATTGCCTGCGCTTAAAAATTTTATATCATTCGTGTGAGCAGTCTTAATACCACTAGCAGTAGAAAAATCACCGCTATTTATTTTTAAATCAACATAAACATTTCCATCAATATCTATTCCAGATGTGGTAGCAAAAGAGCTATCGCCGTTACTAACTAAGGAATTAATCACCAAGCCATCAATAATATTTGGATAATTCACTGCTTGTCCATAAAATAAAATATTTCTTGTTCCGCACCCAAATATGGTTAAGGTATCAATGATAACATCTAAAGTTAGGGCATTAGCTCCAACATATAAACCAGCTGCACCACATCTCCATATAGTCCAATCTCCAATATTTGCTGACTTTAATCCAGTGATTAAAAGTCCATATGATCCAGATGAATGTATTAAATTCCCACTCATAACTCCTGATTTATAGTTTCCAGAGATACTTAAGCCACTTTGCCCACCGACAAGAGTGTTGTTAGTAAAAGTTATAAAACAATTTCCGATATTTATAGGAGAACTAGTGTTATCGTCAGCTATAATAATGTTATGGTCAACAGTTAGTGAGACTAACGAGGTAGCAGCTGGAATTATAGTCAATAATGTACTAGCAGTTGATGTAAAAATAGTGTTGTATGAAAACTCAGTGCTACCACCACCAGCTACAAGACCACCCAAGTACACAACCGTAGACTCAGTATCATAAACAGAACAATATCTGAAACTTACTATACTCGTGGTAGCCACAATATTTAATCCATATTTACCTCCAGATGCAGTCCCAACATATTGAAATTCGGTCCAGTCAGCATCAACCGCACAGGTTGGGCCAACATACACATAAGTCATGGAAGTTGAGCTCGCAGATCTAATCTTGACGTTTCTTGTTAATAGAATAACCTCTGCTTGAGTGGGTGAAGTTCCTGAATGAGCTGCCACTAAACCACCCCCAGCTCCGGCAAAACCATCTACAGTCAGAGTGGTCGCCGTAGCATTTCCATTTAGTAAACCTTTTTCTGATTGAGTTGAAGTTTGAGTTGTTGAGGCTATTGCAATTACATCATTGTCAAGCCAGCCGGTATCAGTATCCACTCCTAATGAAGTGCTATTAACAGCCTCGTCAGTATTGAGTAAACATGAAACAATATTTTTACCACTAGATCTAGATAAACCCTGCGTAGTGATAGTTGAAAGGTTTTTACACAAAAGACCAAATTGACCATCAGATGCACAATCAAACTCAAGCACTGCTGTACTATCTCTGGGAATTGGAGATCCAGTAGTACCAATGTTTAAAGTAGCACCACTATAAGCTACTAAATCACCAGACAGTTTTAGATAGTAATTAGTTGCTGCTGATGAGCCGTAGCTTAATGTACCTCTCTGATTAATAGTTAAAGCTGCTATGCCAGTAGTACCTGGACCGTAATCAGTGGTGGCTGTTTCATTCATAGTTACTGTAAAACTATTGCCTGTACCAGCGCCAGTTAACTCACCCATAACATGCATAACATCACCAGCAGCCGGGGCTTGTTCGGTAGTAACTCTAAGCATTCTTGAAAAATTGTCTGTAGTAGCATCGCGAAAAAGATCTATTTGACTAACAGCTGAACTTTTGGCCTCAATTTTGTAAGCAGTAGCAGCTGCTAAACTAACTGGCGCTGAAAATTTAAAAAACACCCAGCCGCAGTTAGTATAAGTTGCGTCACCGGCAGGCAAGTCTGAAATATTGACCACAACTTCAGTACCAGAAACCTCACTGTTATCACTTGATAAAATTAAATGAATACTCATCGTACCACTAGGAGAGGCAGCTCTGGATCTAAGTTTAACCGCAATTCCATCAATAGTAATAGCTCCTGGGGTGAAAGCTGATGTCCTAGTTTGAGAATAAGTGTTTGTTAAAGTATCGCTACTAGTTTCAGCATCAAGAAAGGATGTTGAGTCAACTAAATACCAAGTAGTTGCATCCAACCAATTGCCGGTAGCTTTAGAAATGAGACGTGACATATTTATTTCACCAGTACCCAACAATTATTTGTATTTTTTTCATCAACCCACAATTGCAGTCTATGATCTGGATAGATCGCTTCAATGACAGTAAACCAGCCATTAATTTCACTACCAGCCACCTTCATATCAACAATATCCATATCTCGGGATATTTTTCTAAACATTAAATAATCAATTGGTTTTTCTAATAACTCAAACTCTGAAAATTTTGGATTCTTACCGCTACTGGGTAAGTTAAAATGCTGACCTAATTTTGTGTAAAGAGATAAAGAAGTAATTACCAGCTTTTTTTCTGCAATATATTTAAGTAGTTTCTGCCAAGGGGATGGTTGATCGGCAATTTCTTGAAACTTGCCTTTACCTTCATAAAAAGTTTCACCATTGGATAGGGAAACTTGCCATAAAACATTGTGAGTCAACATCTTGCCTCCTAAAATAATTTATAGTCTCGATGAGCCTATGTGTTTGGTTTTTATTCTTTAGATTCTTCTTCAGCTTTTGCTTGGACCACTACTTTTGCACCTTCGCTCATTTCAGCGTTAACCACTGGCCCGTCTAAATCTAAGGTGAAAGCTTCGGTAGCCACGATCACTTCTAATTTATCAGCCATTTTAAATGGTAAAGAAACTAAGTGATCAGGTGAAACAATTCCAGAGATACCAGCAATCACAACGCGAACTTTGCCAATTAACTTTGGATCAGCCCCACACTCTTCGATAATTTCTTTAGCGGTATAGATAGCGTTTCGTTTTAACATAAACTCCTTTATGAATAAGTTAGCTCATCCCTTAATTTGAAAGCTGTTTTTAAGCCTACAGAGTCAGGACTTGCACTGATTAAGAAAAAGAAATCGTGAGAAGTAGCGCTGCCGCTATCAGTAATAGCTAGGGCTGAACCGCTACCTTCGGCTAATGTCCAGGCTGCGTCACCTTGGTTAGCTGCGTAAAAAGTGATATCAGTGGGACCATTTGTGGTTACTGACCCGTCATAAGCATATAGTTTATGACCTGTCACAGTTACAGCTGAGCCATGAGCAAAGTTAATCTTTAAAGGACAATTGCCAGTAGTGATAGTGTTTAAAGCGACTGAACCGCCACCGATATCGACAGTTCCAGAAGTTAAATATTTGCTATTTTTTGGAGTGTTAGCGGATGACTTATCAGCTGCGCCTGCCGTCTCAACGTGAGTTGAACTATTAAAGGCACCGACTACGATGGCACTACCAAAAGTACCACCGGCAAATTGAATTAAGTCGGTTGCGTCAATTGTGGTTGGGGTTGTACCTTGTAGGGTCCATGTATAGGTTGCCATATTTGTTTTACTTTCTATTAACTATTTTTTTACTCTCTTATTTTTTGGTGCAGCTTCTACCATTTTGTTTCGGCTAGGTTTACTAACCATTTTTGGTTCGGCTACTGCCTCAGGATGTTCTAAAGCTTCGACTGAACTACCGAGGGCATAAAAGGCGTTAATACCAATGTCACATTCTTGACCTCTTTGAAAATCTTTACCCTCAAAACGTGTGCCTTCTAAAAATTTGACTCTCATATATTCCTTTCTGAGTTTATTTGTAACCTCACTTCTAGCGGGGATGACTCCCCGCTAGTGTTAGGTCGCAAACTAGGACGCTGCGGTCTTCAACCATGCAAAGGCTGAAGCTGGATTGGCTAACTGGATATCGATTTCACCAGAAACTTTCAGAGCAACCATGTTTTGTTCAAACAAGTTGATCAAAGTAGATCCGTTTGTATCGGTAATAGTGGCCTGTTCAGACATTTCTAGCGTGTAGGCTTGGTTATCACCGTGGATGATAGAACCAAAGTCAACTAAAGCTAAGAATTTCTTACCAGCTTGACTCACTTCGGTGGTTTTAGGCATTACTGGACTTAAGGAATAAGGAATATCCCACATAGTCGCAGGTGCGGTGTTACCAAAGCCCTGGAACAAGAAACCTTGTTTGTCAGCGCCTACGGCAGCTCGTTGTTTTCTAAATCCATTGAAAACAGAACGAGACAACACCCATCGCAAGCGATCTTCTGAGATATTGTCATCGACTTTATCTAGAACATCCAAAAGATCTTCTGGGACTGCATCCACATAATCAGTTTCACCTGATCCGAGAGTTACACCAGTAACATCAACGCTCTGGAAAACACCCTCAGTGGCGGCTAAGCCGAGCATAGCCCATTGATCTTCTAATTTAGCGATAGCCTCACCAATCAAGACGTTCAAAACATCAACCACCTGAATAGTGGCGTTTTGTAAGAGCTTGCGGCTGATTGGGATGATTACCCCAATAGTTTTGGCTCTCAACGCTAAACTACCAGTAGTAGGTTGACTTGACGTGATCTTGTTGCCTTCGGTTATCCGATAGGCTGAAACACTATCCATGGTAGGAACGTTTTCGTTCATACCTTGCATAGGCCATTTGCGAGCAAATTGTCTGGTTAAACCATATTTGCCAGCAACGCGCACAACTTCACTGGAAACGTAAGTTGGAACCAACTCACTACCAGATGTAGAAGTGCCGGCAGACAACGCTTTGGTGTCTTGACCGACTGATAACTTCCTTAAATAATCCGCTGCTGTCTCTTTCTGTTCTCGCAGTTCTGCGTCGGCTTTATCGCCGAAAACATCTTTGCGGGCGGGAAGCTCTTCTTTCATTTTAGCTAAAACAGCTTCGGTTACTTGAGGCACAACTGCTTCTTTCACACCTGCTGTAATATCATCAACGATTTGTTTCACTTCGTCGTTTTTCATATTGTTATTCACCCCCCTTCCGGGTTTTAATATAATTATTAATGTCTCTAAGCAATAATCCGACTCCCTTGTCCTGCTTTTTAAGCACTTCACGAATTTGTTCTAAAAATTTCAGTTTGTTTAATTGATCTTCACTAATTAACCATTCAGCTAATAGTTTTTTGCTCTCGTCATCTAAAGCTTTAACAGCTTCTTCGGTTAATAAATCCTTGAGAGTCACTTCTTTTTTATCTTCGATGTCCCCATCTTTGATGTCTTCTTTTTCACTGTCTTCATTTTTTTCTGAATCCGGGGCGATCTCTTTTTCCATTAAATCGTCGGTATTTAAGCCCTTACTTCTTAACATTGTCAAAGCTTCTGGATTGTCAGGAACCAACACGGCTGAATACTCTAGCAATTCCCATTCTCTGATAATGTAACCGTGATCTTCTTTTTGCTCGTAACGTTTAGGAATAAAACCAATTGACCAAGCGTTCATGAAACCACCCTTATACATGTCATAAAGCATATCGGCGGTTTTATTAACGCCTGCTGGTGTGAACTGTAATTTAGCAACAATTCCATCGCCTGTTTGTGTTAATTCCAAGGTCTTAGCGATCGCTGGTTCATGATAGTTATGGAAAGCTGCCACTACTGGATTCTTTAAATAGTTTTCGGCAATCATGCCCTCTGGCATAACTTCATCTTTGGAACGATCGGGGTTTTTAGTAGAAATTTTGACGGTCAAAACTCTATCTTCACCCTCAACCGCTTTTGTTTCGCTGGCGGTAAAAATCTTTTGAATTTTTTGGTTATCTTGGATTGTATGTTTCATAGATTCCTATTCAATTGTATTGACCTTGTTATGATTCTTTATATATTTTTACTTTTATTCCTGAACTACAGGCACAAGTGAGCATCTACAATTAGGATGAACTGGCGGTGCATCACCACCATTTTTAAAATGATCTTCTAAACCGATCGCCCCCTGATCCTCATTTTCGGCACATTCGGGATCAACTCGATCATCACCAGCCGTTAACCAACGTTTCATTTTTACTACGCCACTTTGGCGATAACCTTCCAGGCTACCTTGTGCATAAGAGGCAATAGTTTCGGTTCTAGCGATACGTTCTGCTCGATAATCAGCTTGTAAATCAAAGAACGATGAAATACTACCGGCCATATCATTGATGCTTAATCCCTGGTCGATGCCGTCGTATAAAATACCCCTGATTTCTTCTTTGAGTGTTTCAACCATCCAAGTAGCTTTTTTGAGGGCGTTTTTACTGATCCACTCCAAAGCTCTTGGGTGTTTAAGATCAAATGAAATATCAACATTGACTTGTTGAATCGCTTCGGTCCCCGCCATTAGTAACGCATCTTGATATAGACTTTCATTTGCATTTTTAAAATCTACTTGCCACTTGCTTTCAATCTCGCGGAAAATAACAGCTAGAATTTCTTTGTTTAAATCTTTGGTGAATGATTTATCACCCTTGAGTCGTTTAATAATCTCATTCTTTCGACTTAGTATGATGTGTTTATATACAGTCTTTTGTTCAATAATCTTATTTCTGAGATATCTTTGTCGTTTATTAACGCCTTTATGGCTAAACTCTTTTTTAACTGCTTTGTCTTGTTGACTGTCAGCCGACACTGCTGGCTCTGATGAATAAGTGATGGGGACCATGTTTAGTGGTATATACGGAACCTCGCCACCCTCGACCGGCTCCTTGCCTTCCATTTCTCGAACTTCATTGATGGTATAGTAACCATTCTTTAAACCAGCTTCTTTGACTTTTAGATCAAGTTCGACGTTATCCGGCACAGGATCAACAAAGGTAAAGCGCCAGTTGTCTTGATTTAAGCCTTTAAATAATGGCAAGTAAAACTCATTAAGTTTTTCGACAATTAATCTAACCATTGGGCGGATACGATATTTAGCAAAAATATATTCGCTAGCTTCTGCATTGGCACGGTTAACATCTTCAACAATTCCCAGGATAACTTTTGGTACTCTAAATAAAGCTAAGATCTCATCCCTACTAAACCGTCGAGATTCTAAGAAATCCATGTCTTTTTGAGACATACTGATAGGATTAAACTTTAAACCAGATTCAAGAATAGCTAGTTTGTGTGCATTATCTAAACCTTGGTATTTTGATTCCCACTGAGCCTTTAATCTAGCGTGTTGCTCTGGGGTTAAAGCTTTATCTGTTTCTAATGTTGCCGAGGGCATTGCTGAGTTATAGAAAAAGTTCTTATTCCAAGTAGCTGCAAACTCATCAGTATCAATAGCGACGGCCGCGGCTGCTACGGTCCCGATTCCTCGATATAAGCTTTGTGGATTAAATGTTTTATGGGGAATTACTTCATCAGTTTCAAGCCTTTTGATACCGTTATCAGTTAACAGTTCATAGTGAGTTATTAAACCAGTGCTGTCATTTTTAGCCGTTAGCTTACTCGGGTTGAGCGGCCAAATTTCTAGGGGTCTACTACCTGATTCATTTTTAATCACTAACCAGGGTGCGTTACCGTCTAACTCTAGGAGTGAAGCGGTGGAAAATAACAACTCATAACCAGATTGAAGAGGGTTAGCTTTTTGCAATGGTACTAGGGCTTCATGTTCTGGTACATCTTTCCAACCGTCTTTTGTTTTAGTCTGTAATTTAATTTGAGTGCTGGCAACGTTATCGCCAACGGCATTAATACAGGCATAAACCCAACCTTTATATGCGGTTAGCCTATTCTTTGAATAAATATCTGGGGCGTTTTGCCCGAATAACATGCTAAAAACTGAGTTGAGTGGGCCGGTTGTAGTAGACTTTTTTCTTAGAAAATTTAATATCGACATGACCAATTGTATAGATCGGTTGTCGATTTCTTATATAAAAATAGTTTAGGCTCTAAATGTAGCTCTAGGTCTATGCTGATAATAATTTTGTTTTGGCGGTGGTGTCCCACACTCATCAAATAAATCAAATAAGCAGTCTTGGGTACAATACCACTTTTTTCCAAATCTAACTGAAGAGTTAGGCCTAACTATTTTTCTACGTTTACACTTTGGGTTGTCACATTTTCTCATATTTAGCATCTAGTATTTGATGCACCTTTCTTTTCACCTTTGTTCTAGCATCAGCCAATTGCTTGACATGACACATTGCATTGCCAATCTGCCAACGCTCAACACATGCTTCGGGAATATCTGACATTCTAATCACCCAAGTATGCTTTAACATCTTTTTAGCAGTTTTATTTTTAGCAACGTTTAACACTTTTGCATCAATTACCTTGGCACCATGCAAAAAGTAATATGCTGCTTCGTATGTGTTATCAATTGCCTTAGTTAATTTATTCATATTTTTAAATCCAGGTTAGATTGAGCTCTAATTCTTTATGCACTTCAAAATACATACGCATCATCAAACAGTCTGCAAAGTCTGGCGACCTTCCTAAATGTTGTTTAATTTCATCTTTAGAGATAACCTTCATTTTTCCGTCTTTATCAACGTCCTTAGCTTTAATTTGCTCAAGTTCTTCAGTGATTAATTGCTGGTATAGTTCGTTATCATCGGTTTGAATGGCTATTTTGTGACCGGACACATAATCTGCTAACGTGTAATAACACTGTGAACGTAAGTTTAAATAATTAATTTTGTACTTATCTTCTTTTTCTCTTTCCTTTTGTTCTTCTGAAACTATGGGCGATGATCCACCTATAAAACCTTTGCATTGCCTGTGATCAACTACACCGCCGCCGATACCGTCCTCATCTACTAGCTCATGACTCCTTGGAACCTTGTTTTTCTTAGAATGGTGATCTAATAGCAACTCGGTTTTATCGGTCCCCATTTTTGTTTCTGTCCCTATATAAGAAACCTTCAAACCTTCCCAATCCATAACTACGGTTTTATCACTGCCGAATCTGGCCACATCACATACAATAAATTTGTCGTCACTATCATCAACTGTATTGGTAAACATGTCGCTAATATCATCAAATTTAAACAGTGCTAATGGGTCGTCTTCGTAATCCCAATTACCAAACCATAGCCGTTCACGTAATACTTTATCTTTCAAATTCTTTAGAACATTTAAATATGACTCTGGGTTAAATGGGTTATCCTTGGCCAATGCTCTAATAAATGCCAGATCGGACGTTAATAATCTCTTTTTCCAAGGGTTATAAAACTCAATTTTTAACCAGTTCTTTGTTGGGTTACAGGTCATCAGTAGTTTTGGCGTTAACCCAAATTCTTTAAGCTTGTAACGAATACGTGATAACAAAACATCTCGACATTTTTGTGTAATCTGCGATGCCTCATCAACAAACCCGCCGGTGTATTCCATAGATCCAAGACGCTCATATTCCGGGTCCGATGGGTAATAATCAAGGTCAAGTAAATAAACCTCTGAATTGTTAATTACGAAATAATTATCTGTTCTATTAAATCGATAACCTTGGCCAGGTTTTAATCCGAATCGTTTAAGTACATCAAACAGTGTCAATAATGTTGATTTTTTAAGGTCCTGTAGGGTTTTACGTCCGATAAACCATCTACTGCCAGGGTACTGTAAACACATTAAAACAATCCAAAAACAACCTAGTTGACTTTTTCCGCCCCCAGCACCACCACCAAAAACAATTTGGATTGTGATTTTATCGAGTAAATATTGCAGCGCATCATTTTGTTTTTGAGTCAGCTGGCAGTTTATTGTTATCCCCATCTGTTACCTTTGAGTTAATAATTTCAACTTTAATGGCCGTGATTTTTTCATCTGGGTTGTCTCTTTTAATCGCTTCAAAACCGTTCAATTCAAGTGCTTTGGTAGCTGCTAACAATCTAACCATTCCTGACCTTGAGCCGCGTAGTAAAGTGCTTAGCGTTATAACCGCATCTGCGGCCAATGCCTCAATTTCTTTTTCTATTTTTTTATGTCGCTGCCGGCGATCCTCTAGTCTTAGTTTTCTCATGTGCTCATAAGCTTCATAACATGGGCCATTCTTCATAAAATAAAATCTGGCAGTCTGATACTCAATTTTTAAGTTAGCAGCGATATCTTGATAGCTGACATTATCTAAACGCATATCAACAGCTCGTTGCTTAATTTCATCGAGTGCCAAGTATGGGTCTAAAAAACCTAACTCTTTGTTGATATTTGTTGATGTTTGTTGATCGGTCATAGCAGCTACTTTTTAATTTTTTCTGTGTAATAAAAAACTTTCTTTTTACACTGAGGACAGTAGCCATTTTTATGAACGTAATAATGGCGAAAAAGTGAGCAGATTCTAATTATTGTCATACGTCTTTATTCCTTTACTTCATCAACTCCTCTGCTGTTTTAACTGAATCTATCCACTTTAAGCATTGATCTTTAGTTAGTGCTTTGGTTCTGCATGTTGTATGAGAGTCATTTGTAAAACACTTTTGACAGGAATAAATATCTGGTTCTGGCTTGGATTCTTGTGGTCTATCAACAAAATATAAAACTGTAAAAAATACCATCATAAAGAAAACAATCGGTGCAAATATTTGTAATACATCTTTCATCTTTTTAACTCCTTTGCTACTTCTTTATAAATTTGCTCTAACAAATCAAAGTCTGGCCGTTTGTAAGCCTTTAGGCTTGGTGCGCGATCCCAATTGATAAACACTGCCTTGAGTGAAAAACTAGGATTAACTAACAGAAATAAATACAAAACATTTTTAAGTAATAAATATTTATTTCTTTGTCTACTTAATCGGTGTTGTTTAATAAGTTCTAGTTCTGTCATGCAGCCTTTCTTCGATCCTCTTTCTAATTCGTAAAATAATTTGATGAATGGATTGCACGCTAACTTTAGGGGTAAGCTGCTGGGCTACTTCTTTCCGAGTGTAATCCTCGAGTAACATAACAACTTGTCGCTGCCGTTTTGTTAATAAAGATAAAATATATTGCACCTGCTCTTGTTCTAGGTATTCATCGGCTTGTGTTTTTTGATCGGGGATATCTCTACCACAATCAATCAGCTCGCTTAAAGATACCGATGTTACTTTAATGCTTACCGTGGACAGGTTGACCATTTTGCCTCCAATAATTTTCTTGAATTTTGTTAAATTCTTTTAAGTCGTTTTGAGTTACTTCTTGCAGCTTATTGGTTTTGTGGTGATAAAGAATCGAAGACTTAGATCCATAGTGATGAATACAACTCATTTCAGTAAAAACACTTTTCTTTTTTAAAACATCCGTAGCCATCCAAGCTAACCAACTATCACCACACCAGTGCTTTAATTGGCTAGGAATAGGAAAGATCTTTTTAGCATCTTTGGTTTTCATCATGTAACAAGCGCCTCGTATATCGATGTTTCCGGCTCTGTCTGCCTTTCCATATGGAGTCATACAGCCGCTATCGACTTGGAATGGTGAAGCTATAATCGTGTCCTTATTTTGAAGCTCATTAATTAGTGGTACATCCCAATATTCAGAAAATAAAATGTCGTTATTAACGAAAGCAATATAATCGCCATGGGCTAACTCAACCCCTTTATTCCAATTAGCATTAACGAATTGTTGGGAATCATTAAATTTTAAAACTGTCGGTTTAAACTTCTTAAGAAAATCTCTAGTATCTGAATCACTTGAATCATCAATAACTATTAATTCAAACTTGTGGTAGGTATTTTCAAGTAGGGAATTTATTGTTTCTTCTAAATATGAAACTTCGTTATAGCTTGGTAAAACTATCGATAACAATTTTGGAATATTGACTCTTTGTTTTCTAAGAATCCAGTCCCATGATTCAACTAAGTATTTTTCAAAACCTAATTCTTCTCTGCGCCTTTTATAAGTGGCCACATCACCATCAACACATTCCATGGCTCGATCATATGTTGCATCTTTTTTAGCTTTTCCAACAATCCAATGCAAATGTTCTACTACTGATTTTTTACATGAAACAAAAGCATTGCGCTGCATAGCCGTTTGAATTGTTTCCATGTCTGGCATGAGGTGAACATATTCGCTAGAGTAAATTGTATTTTTTTCATCGTATACACCGCCATGTTTCTTAATGTATTCTCTACTAACTAAAAAATGTGACGCGTGGATGCCGGTATCAGAAATTGCGTAGCTATCCCAAACTCCAACTATTCCAATCTTTTTATCAAAACAATTTAAAGCTTCGCTGTCCCAGCCTCTTTGAAAATCTAAATCGTCAGCACCACAAAAAACATAGGGTTCATGTGTTCTCTGAAATCCATAATTTATGGCTGAAACGTAAGTATTAGGTTTAGTGTTAACTATGACTTGCTCTTTAATTTCTTTAGCTGCGTTGATCGACTCTCTATCTTCTGGCTCAACGATAAAATAAATTTTATGTTTTGCCAAAGTATTTGAGTGAATATTATCGGCAACTTGTTTTAGTTTATATGCTCGTTTATAGGTTGGTATTAAAATTGCTATCATATTTGACTCTTTCTAACAGTCATAAAAAATAAAAATAATCCTGAAATAAAACAACTCATTACTACCCCAAGCATTAAACCTTTTAAGAAAAAATCCATGCTCGCTTCAACTGGTGTGTTAACTAAAAAAGTAATAGTGCCGTCTGTTAATGGTTGTGCTGATCCGGTCGCGTATAGTTGTGTCATGCTTTATAGTTGTGGCTGAACATAGACCAGTCACCGTCATTATTAATAATTGGGTTATCTAATCCTTTTCGCCAATCGATCAAAGAAGCGTCAGTTTCATAGCCTGCAAAATATGACGCCACTCTTTTTTTAATGTCATAAAACTTAGGTGATACATTTTCTCTTCGCACAGTCGTGTTATTCCAGCCAATATGATCAACTAAACTAGGAGAGGTAGCCCAGACATATTGTTTTTTGTGAAAGAAAAACATAGCTAATCGTTCATCATCAATCTGCAAATCAGATTTAACGTGGGTATCAGAAAAATATAGAAACTCTCTAACAGTCTGAACTGGTAAAACGTAAGCTTGAGCCATAAACCAGACTTTTAATTTGGCCCAATGAACGCCCCTATTTTTAGCTTCAAGAATAGAATCACTGTTTGAAAAAAATGTGATTGGTTGATCTGGAAGTAACTTTATTATTTTTTTAACTGCCGGAATGAAATTAGTACATGGCAAAATATCATCCTGTAAAATTAAGACGTGCGTATCTTCACCACTTTTAAAAGATTCTAAAGCTGCCCTGCACCCACTCCAACAATTTTTTTCGTTATCAATGACTTTAAAATCAACGTATTCTTTAGTCGTTGTTAAAGCACTTTTTAAAGCCTCAACTGTTAAAAATCTTTTTGGATGATGCTGTATTCTTATTGCTAATTTCATTTTTCTGTTCCTGGTTGCAATAAATTACCTGATTCAAAATGTTCAAAGATAGTTTGTTTCCCCATTACTACATAAGGTAAAAATATTTCTTCTAGTTTGACCATTTCGGTTTCTAATAAGGCTAACTGAGCATCAATCCAATCATAAATATTTTTCCAAGCAGTTCGTTTAGCCTGATCTTTTTCTTGAGCATTAAGTGGTTCTGGTTTCATCCAATCGTATTTTGGCTTTTTATTAAGATAAAAAATTCGCTCAACATTTTCGGTTTTAACCGGTAGCTTAATCGGCATTTGACCTTTAGGAGTGTTAATCAGGAACATAATTCCAATAGGTTCATTGTTTTTATAATCAATCATTATTTTTTCCGCACCTTTAGCCGATAGCAAACTTTGTATTTCACTGACTGACCTGTTAATTGTCCAACCGCTAGTATAATTTTTTAGATTTTGCCTCATATTTAAAACTTTCTATACTCGATCCAATTCATGAATCGGCAATATAACGGATAAAATGGACGATCAAATATTTTTATAAATAGCTTAACTAGGGTTTTCATTTTCTTTGTCTCCTTTTTGATTGCTACTAATAAAGCCTTTGACCATTTTCAACTCAAAAAATGTGAAAGTAATTTGCGGGTCTTTTAAAGATGTTTGAATTTCTAGCAATATTTTATTTTTTATTTTCTCTATTCCGCCTTCTTCGATTTCAACCATTCTGGCTTTTTTTAAAGCCTTATGCTTTGTTCTGTTATCTGCAAGGATTCTTCTGCCATACTGGCCGTTTGATAATTTAAAATCATAAAAAACTATCCAGACATGAAATTGATCTATTTTCATTAATTAATGCCTTTCTTATTTTTCCGTGCTAAGCGCCTATCCATTTCACTTTTAATTTCTGGCCTTAGCTCGTGATTTTTTTCAAGCCTTTCGTAAAATCTAGTTAAGTCCTCATTAGATAATGTTTTTACTAACTTTTTCATAAATCCTTTTAATAGGTTTAATTAAATAAGTGACCGCATCGATGGTTCTGTAAAATATTTTTATTATCATTTTCATAACAGCGCTGCTTGCACGCTACTTTCCAAATTAGTATTAATTTGTGGTTTGTTACCATTGCCTCTTAACCAAGCGCCCATTTTTAGCCATTCGTCTGGCTTTTGAACTTCTTCTGGTATGTATTCTTTTTCAATTGTCTTATCGGATTCGTAACCGTGGAGTACAAACCAGCCAGGATTATTTTCAATCTCATAACCGTCATCTCTTAATTCGCTGATTCTTGCTGAGTATTGCAATATTCCCAAACCATCAGGCCTTGAATTAGTAATTTCATAAACTTTCACTCCTTGCTGGCCTCTAAATTGCAATAATTTGAGTAGTCTTGCTTTCTGGTTTGGTAGGTAAGCGATATCAGTTGGTACTGACATGTTAGTTACTCCTCTCTTTTAAACCGTTCTCGTAAATATGGAAAAAAAAATTTAATTTTTCTTCATCAGTTAAATTGCCCTGATAATCAACCAAGTAAGAATAAGCTCGTTCAAGGTTTCCAGTGTTTCTACCCTCATATGCTTGTTTGAATACTTTTAGCCATCTACCCTTAACGTCAGGAGTTAAATTGATGTGAAGCGCATCAGCGTATCTAAAGCCCTTATCTTGCCATGATTTAGTTATGCCTGTGCCAGTAGTGGCCACATCTTGAATATTTTGATCGTGCTGATCCATGAATTGTTTAGCTTTACTCTCTAAAACTGACTGAATGGGAATGACAGCATCAATTTTTTTAGCTGGGCGAGCGTTAGCGCTGCCAGTATTTAATTCTTGTGATGTGATGTGTTGTGTTGTGTTGTGTTGTGTCGCGGAAATATCCGTACTGTCCGTATTATCCGAAGTGTCCGGACACTTCGGAGTTTCTAACTTTTCCTTATTTTTAGAATTAGTTGATCTTCGGAATTGCCGTTTAGCATATTCATTCATTCTCTCTAGGACCACAGGCACAAATAGCCGATCATCTCGTTTTTCCAAAATAAGGTTATCATCGCAAAATGAAACAAAAGCCCGAAATTCTTCAACCGTACAGCCTATCTCTTCAGCCAGTTTTTCCATTGTCCAATCTTTGCCGACTAAACCCCATTCGCTAATCTCATCGCCTTCCATATTCTCGGCTGCTATTTGTTGAAGCTGTTCGTACATGCCATAACCGGCTAAACCAAACTTGCGTTTAATTAACTTGCTGTCTAGCCGGTTTCTATCATTTGTATGTTTTTCAAACCATTTCAT